ACCTGATAGGTTATCGCAGCCGAGGGCGTCCCAGTATTTAGACTTATAAATACTCTTAGCCTGGTCGACTGTCATTCGACGAACATCTTCAGCAGTCCCTTCACCATTAATATACTTCCTATAATCGGTAATAGTAATACCAAAATTAGTAGGACCGCCACTGTCGTTGGGATCATTTGTATACCCACCTTCATCTTTGAGAAGACGTAAAAGACAATCGTTATAGTTCTGTTTCATATTAAGACACCGGTACATATTGGAAGGTAACTGTAACTGTCGCTTGATTAGCTGCAGCCCCTTGACCTGTTGTAACTCTGAAGAAAATAGGATTAGTCGTGAAGTAAGCTGTAGCACCTACAGCCTGAGTAAACTGAATGGTAGCTGCGTTTGTGGTAACCGCGTTCGTAGTAACGGCAGCTAGGGATGTACCGCCCGTGACGATGGCTGTTCCAGTGCCGCCTGCACCAGTGAAGACACCGACCTGTGCAGTAGTTAACGAAGCTGTGCTGCTAGTGTTAATTAGTACGATAGCTCCAAGACGGAAACGTGTGTGTCCATTCGGCAGTGTAAATGTAACCGTAGTATCCGCGACGGTATTCAAATCCACCTGGAAGGAGTAGTTGACTATAGGATTATTCAACATTGAAAGAATCCTAGCCACCGTAAGATCAGTGGCATTAGCCGTGCTACCTGTGTCATTACCCTTCAGCGTCTTGGTTGCCATCTGGGCAGCCTTGGCGTTAGTAACCGCGTTGGCAGCAATGGTGGTTGCCAAGCTACCTGCAGAGGTTGTGACGTCGCTTGTCAACGCTGGGAAGTTAGCAGCAGCAAGAGTTCCTGTTACGCCCGTAGCTAACGGCAATCCTGTTGCATTGGTAAGTACCGCAGCGGAGGGTGTGCCTAAGTCAGGAGTAACCAAAGCAGGAGAAGTCTTACGAACAATAGCCCCTGAACCTGTAGGAGTAACTGCCCAAGCTCCTGTCAAGGAACCTGTGGTAGTGACTGGCGAACCAGTGACGGTGAAGTCATTGGGTAGCGCCAAGCCCACGGAAGATAGAGGTGTATGCCAGTGAGTGTCGTAGTTGGTGTTACTGGCCTTACTCAATACCTGTTCAGTAGTTCCTCCACCTGGGATGTTGGTGACTGTCCCACCATCGACGAAGTCAGATAAGTCTTGCAGACGTAAGGGAGAGTTTGGAGAGACTGGAGCAGGTAGATTAAGTATCTGCTTAGAGTTCATGTCCAATTCTGCAGACATCGTATTAGGAGTCGTGCCGTCTCTGGACACGGTATTTTCTATAGCCGTTTGAACAGCCGTGAAATTACCGTTAATTGTGTTGGCGGCAGTTGTTGAGTCTATGAGACTGCCGACATGATTTACTGTGAGTTTAGACATTAGTTGTATTGTCCGCCTGTTCCGACAAGACCTACGAAGGTAAGGCTTGCGCCTGTTCCACCCGCAATAGACTTGCGAGTAAGACGAAGGTCACTATTGGTTCCCAAGCCGTAGGCACCCTTGACCATATCTACCACAGTCATTTCACTAGTAGCCGTACCAAAGGTAGGATTACTTGGGTTCCTAAACTGAGAAGCTATGACGAGGTTACCAGCAAATACTTCAGTACTTGAGTAGGGAGTATTGCCGTTGCTACTGATTGTAATGTCAGCTGTGTCTGCCGCAAAGGTTGCTGTCTTGGTGAAAGAGTCCCCTGGGAGATACGTGGCAGGATTGTTCAGAGTAGCCAGAGTATCGATAGATCCGAGGGTTTTAGCCTCGAACTTAATACCAGTAGATGTTCCTGTGAACGCAATGGACTGGAAGCTTGCCTGAGCACCAGAACCGTTAGCAAGCAAGAAGCCTACAAGGTAATGAGGGTTACCCACGATATCAATGGCGTTATAACCAGGAGTACCATTCGTATTATGGATGATCTGGCCACGGACACCGACGTCAGCATGACACTGGCGAGACATCGTAAGAGTAATCGGTTCCGCTACTTTAGAAGCAAATGAACCGGCTCCGTTCAAGGTTAACACGTTGCCTAACTTGCTGACAACGTAAGAGTTAGCATAAAGACCTGTTCCTCTGATGACCATGCCAGGTTTAATGGCAGAAGCATCGGGGACTGTAACAGTTCCAGCACCTGATGTCCAAGTACCAGTTGTAGAAATGGCGTCGCCTGTACTGTCGATAGTGTACTTGACCCAGCTGTCGATGAAGATACGTCCATCGAAAGCAGCAGACATATCGTTAAAGCCGATGCCTGCGGATGTACCGAAGATCAAGACGTTAGCGATAGACCCTGGGCTTGGGTTAACTACCCAGATTTCTCCGCCTTGACCAGTTGAGATCATGTCCTGAGTGCCATTAGTCATGTCGCATTTGAAACCAGCGATTGAATACTTGGCATCGAATGCAGCACCAAAACAATAGTTAGTCGTCGGGGCTATGATAACATTCTGTGGACTGGAGACATTGCCCTTAAAGAGAAGACCTGTAGCAGCAGTCTGGCCTACGATAGGACCAATGGGAGAGAGACCGTCATAGGTTCCATCCGCGACGTTCACAGTAACTGACTGTCCACTGAGGTCGTACTTACCTTGGAGCTCACTGTAAGCGTGTCCCAAGGAAGCCCAAGGAGCCGTAAGGGACCCTGTACCTGTGGTGTCACTGCCTGTGGTAGCTACGTAGAAGTTAGTCGGAGCACTAAGCCGAAGTCGGGTGGGCAGGGTGCTCGGGTTGCTTTGGGTAAGGAAAGCAGAATAAAGAGGAATGGCGTAGACGTATATATCAGCAGTGGCTGCCGCGCCTTGTGGTGTAGTCAGCGAGAAATATATGGTAGTAAGATTTAACCTAGGAGAATTAGCACCTAAGGAAAGAAGACTTCCTGTCGTATTCAAGGAATTGGTTGTTAATGCCGAATAAACCTGCGTGTTAGGAATTAACTGAACGCCTGTCTTACCTGCACCTGTGTACATACCGCCAACAGCAGTCGTCAAGGACAGACTGGGATTAGTGACCAATACGCGGAATATGAGGTAATGATCAGGCATAGTAAGAGTAATAGCCTGGTCCGCGGTGCTGTTCATATTGGCACCCAGAAGAACACCTGCGAGGATTAATCCCTCGTTAGTCATGGCCTGCAGCTGATTGACGTGGAGGTCACTGGCATCTGCTGTGGATGAGGTGTTGTTGCCCTTTACTGTGAAAGCAGGAGACTGAGCAAGTTTGGAATTGGTGACGCTATGGTCAGTCAGGAGATTACCGATAGCGGTAGAAGTATCCTGCAGACGAACTACGTCGTTGGGGTATATAGGAGCTGGTAAATTCAGAATACGGTGTGAATTCATATCGAAGTCAGAATTCATCACATTAGGAGAAGTCCCGTCTCGGGAGACAGTGTTGTCGAAAGCTAGCTCGATGATGGCACTGTTAGTATTCATAGCGTTAACAGCAGTCGTTTCATTCTGCAGATTAACGATGTCAGTCAACGTTATTTTATTTGTCATAGGTTTCCTTAAAGAAAGGGGGCTGTTACACCCCCTTTAGTTAGCTCCAATTACCGATTACGATATTCGCAGCTGCACCAATCGGGTAGATTCTGAAGTGAGAACCTGCCTTGATGGTGACACCTGGAGTACCGGAAGCACCGGGACGGGCAGACGCAATGATCTGAGGTATAACTGTACCCCCGGCATTGACTGTCATGATACCGCTTCGTTTGATCACGACGTTTTCAGTCGCGGACGTAGAAGCAGCCGTCACAGTGATAGCTGTAGCAACAGCAGCAGGGATCTGGGAGACAGCTGTAAGAGCTGCACCAGTGCTGGTTGTCGCCTGAGCGAGGTAGGCAATACGTGTGAAGGTAGCGGTACCCCCAAACAAAACTGCCCAAGTATGTGAAGTCGTACCAGTGTTCGTAACCCAAACGAATTCGTCGAACTGATACGCCGTGCCTGCAACAAGGGTCACAGCACCAGTAGCCGCACCTGTGGCTGCAAACAGAGCCGTGTTAGATGCAATAGTAGCATCAACAAGGTCTGCATCCGCAGTCATGGTAAGGCGCTGTTCGGCAATGTCTAGTTGCCGTGTGCTGGCTACAGCGGTTTGATAGAAGACTTTTCCATCAAACTCCATAGAGCCTGCAGCAGGAGTAGTGAGGTTAGTGCCTGACGTAAACGTCAGGGGAGCTGCGGTAGCTGTGCCCGCAGGAAGGACGATGTCGCCTCCCGCAAGGTTGATCAGCGTGCCGGCAGCACCAGCTGTGGATGCGCCACCGTAGATACTTCCAATAACGAGGTCGTTACCGGAAAAATCAATTTTCTGAGCCATGATATTCCTTTCTGGAAAAAGGGGCCAAGGTATTTTTCACCCTCTGCCCCACTTCCATTACTGGGTGATCGCAACGTCCAGAGCATGATAGTACACGCGCAGGCGCATTTTGCCTGCAGAGTAGGTACCAGCCGCTGTAACGGTGAGATAATATGCATTGACCAGATCGGGAGCAACAGGTGTCTGAATTGCAGGAGCGGAGCCAATCAAACCACCGGCCTTGGAAGTGCCTGTGATGTAAGTGACGGCCTTACCGGCAGTGTCAAACGTAGCTGTGACTTCAGCGTTGATAAACGCCGTACCATAGTTCGTGGGAACTGTGGAACGATCGCTATCGACGAGACCGAAGCTGAATGTGGTACCACCGACGAGGGCGGTTTCGCAAACGGCTTCAACCTTTTCAATGAAGAGCTGACCAGACGCGAGGGCAGGGAAGAAGAGCACATCAGAGACAATGAGCGTGTTGCCCGAAGTCACCTGAGACAAATCAACCACACCTTCGATAACCCGGTTAGGTCCAAACATGACGTAATCGCCCCAGGGGGAGGTTGCAGTCTTGGTTGTACCAAACTTGAGGTAAAGGCCAGAGTTGGTTTTCATGGAGTTAGTAGTGGTGATAATAGCCATTAATAATCTCCTTACGCCGGAACCGCAGACTTCGAAGTCAAGACGGTGACGAAGTTCGCTTCACGGAAGAAACCGAGACCGAATTCGCAAATGGTGGCGTAATCCCACTGTTGAAGATCCATGTCGAATTTCGACTGGACTGTGGGCATCTGCCTCCAAGCACCAACCCAGGGCAGTGTATCGCCAGGGGTAGCATCGAAGAAGAAGTTGGCAACGCCTGTCGAACCGGACGAAACACCATTGATGGTTTCGTTAGCAACTGTCGGCAGGAAGTTCGACTCATAGATGTCGAAACCGTAGACGTTGAACCGGAACTTGAAACCAGACGTGATACCTTCGGTCGTGACGCTCTGCCAAGGGGCCATGGGCGACATGAGGTTGGTAACGTTAGCCTGCTGTTCAAGAGTGAAGGCAGTCGAGGGGTCCACAATCGCCACCGGCTTGCGGAGGTTGACGTTAGCCTTTGTAAGGGCGTAACGAGCCTTCGAGAAGTCGACGAAAGAGATTGCGGGAGTGGTACCGGAAGCAACCCAACGATGGGAAGCGCCGTTAATAGTATTGAGTGAGCTTGCAGTCTGACCGGCATTGCCAACGGCAAACACGCGTGTCTCATAGTATTCCATGATAGCACGGTGTTGACGCTGCGGGAAGAGTGCGAGAATCTGAGGCGAAAGCCAAGAATCCCGTTTAAACTTCTCCGTCATTGAGTTCGCCGAATACACGTAATCAGTGAAGTTAAAGGTAAAGTTACCTGTATCCATCTGCTGATACTTGAGAGCCTGACCTTCGTTGAAGGTCGCGATCTCAGCTTCACCAACAATCGGGAGATTGAAGTTAAAGCCATCGGGGAAATCATTGAGCGTTCGGACAAACCCCAGCGCGTTCAGATCGGCCAGGAGAAGCGAAGTAATATCCGAAGAAAATACTTGCGTCCTGATCATATTCTGATTCGTGGCGTCCATAAACGAAGCCATGAGGTCTCCTAATAATGATTAGTGTTAATAGAAAGTCTTCTGATTAAGAGCTTGGTGCCGCTTCAGAAAATCTGGGTGGTCCATGTCTTTCAATCGTTGTACTGATGTTCGTTCGCTGTAGTATTCCTTTGGATTTTCAGAACGAAGTTTTTCGTAAAAGACTGCGTCGCGGAGGTCTGTACTGGGCTTGAAGCTGTCACTTCTAGTATTAGACATCGGGGGGTTCTGATAAGCCTGTTGCTGCGAATTCAAACCGAGAGCGTTTATAGCTACCTCGGGTGATTTTCGAGCAAGGGCTTGAACGTCCTCTGCAGTTAATCCAAGGGTATTCATAGTATCCCTGAGGACTGATTTAGCACTTGCGCCAAATCTTTCCCGGAGACGGGACTCGACCGCAGCGAGATTGGCCTCGGCTTTCCTAGAGTCTTCAAGATCCTTTACGGCCTTGAGTGCTCTTTGGGCAGCACGTTCTTCAATCTTTTCTAGGTCGATAGGCTGGTTTTGGTTGCCAGTATCGGTGTTCACTGGTTCTTGTCTACGGCCCTCTATTCTGGTCAAGAGTTCCTGTAGCTTAGCCTCTGTAGTTGCGGCGTCATTCATATTGAGCTGTGATTCTTTCACTTTGAGAAAGTCTTCGCGAAGTTGGTCATGTTCTTGAAGTTTCAGCTCAAGAGTCTTGTCGCCGTGGTATTTTCCCTTAGCTATCGCCTGATACATCTCTGTTTCAGATTGATATTTGCTTCGGTCGAACTTACCACCTGGTTTGGTGAGTTCCTTGAGGTAGTCAATATCGTCGTCGTCTTGAAATAGGCTGTCAGCCATGTTTTTCCTTTTGGTCTAGGGTAAGAATTTTTTGAACGTCGCGAAGACAACGGCGGTAGCCATTACAGTCGGCCTGTTCATAGGCCCATGATGGGCTGTCGTAGGACTTTTGGGAGAGTTCTTCACTTGTAAGCTGCTTTTCCCACGAGTCTAAAATAGAAGAAAGCCTTTCAAGGAGTGTCCTGTTATTTTGGACGTACTTCTTAAAGCGTTCTTTTTCTTCGGGCTCTTTTAGATGATGAGTCCAATCAGGCTGCATTAGGAGCCTGTGGTTGCTGTTGCTGTTGCATCACGGACATATCTGCGTCTTCACCCAGACCTGTCGCTGTGCCCATCTCTTGATGGAGCTGTTCTTGCAATGCCTGAGCCATACGCTGTGCGTCTGCCTGTTCAGAGACGTTCACGTAAGGAGAGACAATACCATAGTCTTCTAGGTCGAAGATTTCTGAGTACATGTTAGCAAGCTTGACACTCGAGAAGTGAGGCGACACGAACTGCCATCCTGGACTGCCGAACAGTCCCTGAAGGTTCTGGATCGTCTCAGACTGTTCTGCGAAGTGCCTGGCACCCCGGACAACAATCTTGCCTGTTCCTGTGATGTCAGCGACAGACAGTTCTTGGAACTGTTGGACGCCGAATTCATCATCAAAGACAGGTATAGTAATAGTCGAAGTCATGTTACGCCGCGCTAGTTCAAGCATGGCGTTAAGCATAGGCTCTAGAACGAATTCCTCAAATTGGTTAATCTTTTGTTGGAAGATGCGGGAA